TTATCTCAGCTACGTCGAGGTCGAAGTCTGTTGAACCTGAAGTTGCCATTTACTTTTTAGCCGATCCGCCGCGCTTCATTCTTAGAGGTTTCTTAGCGGCACCACCACGCATCATTCTCATGGGCTTCTTAGCTGCACCACCACGCATCATTCTCATGGGCTTCTTTTTTCCACGCATCATTCCTGGCATCGTATAGTCTCCTTGCCGAACGCTCGGCTATTAGGTTGTCAAAGTCATCATCATCATAGTTGTCATAGTAACCTTTTTTCAGCAACTTTGCACTTGCATCATCAAGTTTTGACAACCGTTGTATAAACACCATAGTTATGTCGTGTTGAAACGACAACAGCCAGATGTTCATCCCTTTTTGCGCGAACCATCTGTTTAGTGTCATGCATGAGACTTCAAGGTCCTCATACTCACAAAACGGTTCTTGCTGTGCCACAATGACAACCTCATGGTCGTCATTAAAATTATCAACCTCTTCGTTTACAACGTCCCAGAAGTCATCTTCTGTTTCGATTACCTTTACTTGATTCTCGAACCAAGCTTTCTTTGCGTATGGACAGGGCCAGATATTGTTTAAATCTGGATCAGGAACACTAAGTTCCTCAACAATCCACTGTTCAAGCTCCTTTTTTACGTCCATTTCTTTTCGGCATATTCATTGCGCCAGCTTCTAATTTGCGCGGGGCACACATAAACTTACCCTTTTTGAAACCGGGAACGCCGCGACCTTTTAAAATATCTTTCTTTGTGACCTTGCCATCACCTGTTAAATCAGGAAACTCTTTTGCCATTACTTCTTCTTCCTTCTTAGTGACTTAACGCGACGTGGCTTACCAGCAGGCTGACCTAATCGCTTCTTCTGTGATATCCTACTACGTTTTTCTGTAGCCGTCATCTCTTTGGATGTTTTGGGTGTCTTGCTAGAAACCCTCTTAGAGGGGCGACAATATGGAGTACCCCGTTTTTCACCTTTGCGTCTGCCACACGCTTTCCCCGTGCGAACGTCCTTCCAGTCTTCTTTAAACCATCGTTTGAGAGCAAGACCAGCTTTTGTTTTTCTAACAGCCATATTCTTCCCATCAGCCTCTAATACTTACAATGATAAATATTCCTAACCCAACTAACATAGCAATTATAACTGACACTAATGTCCATTCCATAACTGCTTCTATCAAACGCTCCCGTTTTCTTTTCTTTGCCTGTCGTTCTTTTCGTAATTCACCTTGTACCTTTAGCACATCTCTCCAAGCATTAAATCCATAATTGGCAACCAAGAAGTTACGAAGCTCTGCTTCCATCTTTTCTGCCTTCTTTTTTGCAGCGTAAGTGTGTAAAGCTTCTTCTTCTACACTACCAAACCGCCTACCCTTTGCCTTCTCATGCCCCTCTTTAATTTCGCCTATGGCACCCATAAGCTTACCAATGTCTTTTGACATTGATGTTACTTCTTTGCCGAGGGCGAATCCTTTTTTAATCGCCTGATATGAAGTTGTGGCGGTGGCGATTAATGTAACAGGATCCATCTACGACTGCGTTACCGCCCCCTTTGTTCTTTTACGTCTACGATTCATTACAGCACCACATCCACGCGCCACTGCTGTCCCTCTGACGGCTTTTCCTCTGAAGGCGCGCTTGGGCTTTTGGTCGAGTACGCCACCATCGGCTTTCTTTGTTGACTTGCCCCAATTGGCAGCACCGACTTTTCTGCACTTGGCGATGGCCCCGCTTGCGTACGCCGACGGGAAGACCTTATATCTTGCCTTAACCTTGTGATAGCATGCATCTTTTTTACTCATTTCTTTTTCTTCCTACCTGCACAATGTGCCTTTTCACTAAACCCACGCGGACGCTTGCAGTTTATCTTTGCCTTGCGTTTCTTACTCCACTTGCGTTTCTGCGGTGGTTTGGATATCTGGCTTGCGAGTGACCCACGCGAGATTGCCATCGTTGACCCTTTCCTGTAAGTAATAGTCCCAAAGTTCACCCAGCATTTTATGGTTTTGATCTACCTTAACTGCTATAACAGCAGTCTCGGTCTTCAAATCAACCACAGTAAAGGCTATCCAGCCTATAAATCCTAGCGTTGCACCGCCGATAAGACTATTCACGTTTAACACTTCCATCTCCGCCGTGCAGCGCAAATACGCTTCTTCGGTGTTTTCTTACAGTTGACGTTATGCATTTTCATTTGGCCCTTGGACCGCGCACAGTAAGAGGTGCGCCGCTTGCCGCCGCCTGGTTGTGGTGCTTTTAGTTTGGAACCCGTGGCTCTGTTGTACTTAGCACGACCTTTTGCTGTAAGACCCGCACCTTTGGAAGCAGGGAGTTTTTCTCCCCGCTTTACCGAAAGACTTACTGACTTTTTCTTTCGTTTTGCTGCCATTGCAACTACCCAAAGAAAGCAGTTATCGCGTCTACGTTTGTCAATGTAACATGACATCCGTCATCAAATATTATTCCGTGGTCAGGAATAGTAATCTGAGTGTCGTCACCCGCTACAAATGTCATGGTTAAAAGTGTTGTGCCACCAGATCCACCTGTTTTAAAAACTGCCGCAGGAGACCCACTACCAGCAGAACGAACCACAAAAGCTTTTAAGCGGGTTCGACCACCAATCAATGAGCCTGTAGCTGTAGCAGTTTTTGCTGTAATAGAAGCAGCCATGTCAGCCTCCTATTAAGCAGTTGGTGAATCAGAAGCAATACCAAAGAACTTCAGAGCAACAACGCCACCAGCACCTGCTGTGCCGGAAATCACAACTTCAACTTCGTCAGCAGTCTCTGTAGCAGCGGTAGTTGTTCCACCAGACATGCCAAGCACACCATTACAAGGGAAGAAGCCCTTGAAGCCTGTTGAGTTGATAGCAACAGTGATGCCGTCCACAAAACCATCTGTGTCAGCGTCTGTGCCAATATCGACCAAGTTTACAGCATTTGCTGCGGCACTTGTTACTGTGATGGCAACGCCCATAGGAATGAAGTTAGACGGAATACCGATTGATGATTCTTTGTGCTCTGTGCCACTTGCAGCAATTGTGATTGAAGTGCTGTAGGTAGACAAAGTCATTTCGTTGGTAAGAGCACCAGTTGTGGAGTTCTTGATAATTGTCTTGAATCCGTTTTCTGAACGGACGGGACCGTTAAATGTAGTATTAGCCAATTTTATCTCCTGTCTCGGCTAGTGTCAGCCACACCATGCGGCTGTCAGGGATACCTAAGTATACAATAAAAAAGGGCGGGTGAATACCCGCCCTTTGAAAAAGATGTTTCTAACCTTACGCGCCGGGTGAACCGAACACACAACGTGGGTCAGAGAAGCCGAAGCTGTAACGCTCACGAGCCTTGAAGCGCATGTTACCAGTGTCGAAGTCTGGGTCCATTGCTGTTGACAGTGCAGTACGCTCAAAGTGCTTGAGGCCGTTTGGTGCATCTGTCTTGATGAAGAACGCATCAGTGTCTGTCAGGTAGTCGTTGACTACATAACCTTCAGGCAACATGCCCATTGACTTGAGTGCGTTTACATCGTTGTCTGCTGTGCCAACACGGAGGTTGGAGACCATCAGACGTTCCGCAACAAATTGAAGCTGACGTGGAATGATTAGCTTCGTGCCGCGAAGAGCGATGATTAGGCCACGCTCATCAACGAAACCAGCGATGTTGATCAGAGCGTCTTCCAAAGAAGTTTCGTTCAAATCAGCAGCAGTTGATGGTTCGTTGGCAAATGTGCCACCTGATGTCAGCGGGTGAGATGCGTCACACAGAGCAACACCGTCACCACCAGCAGATGCGCCAGCAGTAAATGCGTTGTTCAGGATAGCCGCAGCTTTAACCTGCTTGGTGTGTGCCATAGAACGTGCAAGGGCACGAGTATAGCGTGAAGCCAGACGATCATACAGATTGTCTTCCACAGCTTCTTCAGTGATTGAGAAGGCCATTGCCACTGTCTCGTGGTTGTAACGAGCAGTGTATGCTTCATTCGCATCATCAAATGATACGCCTGTACCTTCGTTTTTGACGGGAGCCGCGCCGAAGCCTGACAGCATTACCTCTTCTTCAAACGCCCGGTCAGATGACTCGGTGTCAAAGATTTCAGAATGCTGACCTTCGTAGCGACCATATTCCATGCCGAACAGAGCGTTAAGACCAGGCTCTAGTTCTTTGGCGAGTTGTGCTCTAGAAATAGCCATTACCTACACTCCCTTACGAAATTGCCGCTTCAGAATCAGCCTGAAGCAGTGCGTGATTGTTAAGCATCACAATCATAGGAATGCCAGCAGCAGTGAAGTCTTCGTTCTCAACGTCGTCTTGAATGCCAACAATCTTCAAAGGAAGAGAAGCATTTGATGAGTCAAGAGTTGCGACATCCATCTTTGCACTGGAAATGCCTGTGGTTGTGTTACCACTTGCACCACTATCTAACTGCGTATTTTCAAAAATAGCAGCTATGGCAGTGGCTCTGTCGGTAAATGTAGCATCCGTCGCAATAATGTAACGCTGCATCGGGTTATCGTACACAAATCCGATAATGTCGAAGTTTGTGTCCGCACCTGACCCAGGCCATGTATTTGAGAATACTTTTTTACCTGTAGTTGAGGATACATACTCACAGCCAGCAAAAACGCCAAGAGGAGCTTGAGTGTCAGCAGTAGCAGAACTAATGACGATTTCACCGCCATTGTCGCACTTAACTATTGAACCCTGAAAGATCGCGCTTGCGCCGCTGTCAATAAAGTATGCATTAGTACCGGAAGTAGCAGGAGTGCTACCAGCGGTATTAATCGGCTTTAGGCCGAAGGCAACATTAACATTTGCCATTGCTTACTCCTTGTCAAGTTAAGAAGGCTAGGTTTTATCCTTGCCCCCAAATGATACACGACTTTGCCTTTCATTATGAATAGGCATTGAGGGATGTTGTTCCCTCATAAGATTTTGATCCACGGCATCCATTTGTGTGCGGGTCTGCTCCCGAAAATATTCAGTTCGTTCTTCTACCGTTTCTTCTGGGATTCGTGCCAACATTAGGCCACCAACCCCAATAACACCTGCGTGTGTTCCATCCTCAATTGTTGGGTAACGACCCGCTAACTCAGGATATTCATCAGCACGAACAGGTTCCCATCCTTCCCGCAACCTAGAGGATACATTCATTGTGTCGTCTTCCCCCCGAAGAGAGGTACGAATCCAACGATGTGAGTATCCTGCTGGTGGCTCTGGAGCCTCTAGCTTGGAAGGTGGTGTCCACGGCTTACGCCTTGTGGACTTTGCACGAGTTTGTGAGTCCCGTGAAACTCTTTTTGTAGAATCAGCCATTCTCTTACTCCTTAACATACTTAGCGTATTCTTCGAGCGGAACATTCAACCGCTTTGCTATCGCTATCTGCGATGGAGTCAGCTTGACTGTTCTGCGCCCCTTAGTTGACTTCGACCGTGAGGCCGTGGACTCAGCAGAAGCGACTCTGGGTCCTGTATCGCCCTTGGTAGGTGCCGCAAACTTGTGCGGAAACTCTTTCCTCATGCGATTGTCAAGTTCATTATAGTACTCATCGGACTGTGGGTCAAATCCCTCATCCTCAATTAATTGCCTATGCACTCCAAAAGCAGCGTAAGTCATCGTCTGGTCTGCGCCAAACCACTCATTTTTTTGTGCCCATGCCTCTGCCTTCGGATCTGGTTGGGCGGGTTGTGCTTGCGCCTGCTGTGCTTGCGCCTGCTGCGCTACAGGCTCTTCTGCACGAGCTTCCTGTCTGCGTTTAGCCTGCTCAAGCTGCGCCTGATCCAAAGCCAATTTGCTGAGATTCTTCTGAGCCTCAAACATAGCTTCGGCATCGCCGTCATCGTACGCCTTTTGATAAGCTTGCTTGGCAGCTTCGATTTGAGAATCAACCCGTGTGCCAAACTCTGATGTATATGACTGGTCTAATGCATTAAGACGCTGTTTAAGCTCATCGTTTTGTTTTTTTACAGCTTCAGCAAACTCAACCGCTGCTAAACGCTGTGCTTCTTCATCACGATATTTCTTTGTTAGCTTACTGATACGTTGCTGAACATTCTTGGAGTATTCCTGAAGTTCGTCTTCGTTAGCAGCTTGCGGCTGCTCTTCGGTTTCTTCGGACTCTTCCTCGACAGTAACCTCTGGTTGCTGTTCTTTCTGTTCCTCAGTTTCTTCTAAAACAATTTCTTTTTCTTCAGCTTCTTGCTGTAATGCGTCGGTGGACATCATGCCGCTCCATACGTTTTGATATCGTCAGGGTCAACGATGGTTGCAATGACTTCATCGTCATTGATAATTCTCA